TAGATGACAGGTCAATTGAAGGCTTTGAAGATGAGTGGAACAACCCAAGCAAGTATGGTTACAGCCGTTATCGAGCTACCGATGAAAATGGCCATCCAATACCATATCCAGTTCGTCTTGGTGCCGCGGTTCCACCAGTAGGCATTCTTAATGCATCTGAATCAGCAAAAGGTTTAATCCCTGACATTCTGAACATGCATGCACCTCAGATGGGGCAAGATGTAAATCAACAGTCAGGTCGTGCGATTGGCTTGCTTCAACGTCAATCTGATACGGCTCAATTTCACTTTCAGGACAACTTAAACAAAACGATTCGTCATTCAGCACGTGTTTTGATTGGCTTATTTCCGATTCTTTACGATACCGAAATGGTACGTCGTATTGTGGGGGTGGATGGTGATAGTGAATTGGTGCGTTTGAATGCATCGCAAAACCTGAATGAAGATGAACAATCACGCGCAATCAACGGCATTCTAAACGATATGTCGGTTGGTCGTTTTGATGTGCGCATGGATACCGGTCCAAGTTTCAATACTCAGCGTGAACAGTCATTTGCACTCATGATGCAGCTTGTACAAAGCAACCCTAATTTGTTCAACCTTGTTGCTGATTTGATCGTGATTAACTCACCACTACTGAACGCTAAGGAAATTGCAGAGCGTGTGAAAATGCTCGTACCACCTCAAGCAATCGGTAAGGAGAAGATTGATCCGGCACAAGCTAAAGCTCAAATCGCTCAACTTGATCAAGTGATCCAGAAGCAAGTTCAAGATATTGAGGCACTTCAGCAGCAATTGAATGACAAGAATGCTCAAATGAATCTTGAGGTATTCAAGGCCGAACTTGAGAAAGAAAAGGCTATTCAGGTTGCACAGATCCAAGCTGCGAGTCGTGCTGATGTAGAAGAACTCAAGGGTGTGATTGAGATGTTTAAGCAGCAAATGAATTTAAGCCAAGCACCTCAAGGTTGGATTCAAAACGGTGATGGTGTTGAGAATTATCAACCAGAACCACAGCAAACTTATTCGCAGGATATTCAGGATGATCCGCCTGATAACCTGACGCAACAGACAATTCAAGATCCTGCCATTGAGCAGGATTTTTTATTGCCTGAAGAAATGGATCAACAAAACTTCGCTCCTGAGCTTAGCCAACTCGGGGACAGCGCAATGGCTACCGATGGGATGTTTCCATCAATTCCAAATGGTGAAGAACAATGACAGTTGAAAATGAAACTCCAGACAGCGTTGATACAGCCGCAACGGAAAATACAGGCACAGAAGGTCTAGAGAATCAGGAGCAGCAAGAGGAACAAGCAGCTCAGCAAGAGGGTGAAGAAGGCGAGGAGGGCAAACAGCCCAATGAGCCAGAAAAACCCAAGAAATCACGCGCACAAGAGCGAATCGAGCAATTGGCACGTGAAAATGCAGAACTGCGACGGCAACAAGCGCAACAGCAAGCACTGACCAAACAGTCTGACTTAAAGCGCCCTGTGATTGATGACTTTGAAGATTTCTCGAAATACGAGGAAGCGCTCGAAGATTATCACGCAGCAAAAGCCGAAGAGCGTGTATTGGCGCGACTAAATGAGCGTGAAAGCCAAAAGGCAGCAAGCTCTCAAGAGGTCGAAATCCAAGCCGCAATTGTTGAGCTTGAGGAAGAAGGTATTGACTTCAATTCGTATGTTCAGAAGGCAAATGAATTGCCTGAATTGCCAATTCAGCTTGATCAATTTGGGCTTTCAACAGTCGAAACATTACGACTTGCAAAAGACCTACTTGACGATGAAGACACTTATCTCGCTATCTCGCAAATGAACCCGGTTCAAGCGGCAGTGAAGATTGATCAAATCATCGAAGGTCGCAAAACCAAAACTGCTCCACCTGTCACTAAGGCTCCAAAACCAATTAAACCAGTTCAAGCCAATGCGCCTGCTACTCGTGACCCATCAAAAATGAGTGATTCCGAGTGGCTGGAATGGCGAAAAACCCAAATTAAATCTAAGAAGTGAGATAAAGAATGGCTAATCAATTTCAAAACATGACCGAATACACTCGTGAATTTGGTCGTATTCTTCACAATAAATTAACTTTGATTCCACGTGTTACGCATGGCTATGATGATCGCTACGCCAAAACAGGTGCGAAAATCGGGGATACCTTAAAAATCCGCTTACCAAACCAGTATTCGGTAACCAAAGGTCGTGTTGCGGTGCCACAAGATGTTGTTGATTCATCTGTAGATCTCAAGGTGAACAAACGCTACAACGTCGCAACTCAAATTGATACACAACAATGGACATTGAGCCTTAACGACTGGTCTAAAGAAGTAGCAACACCAATTGCTTCACGTATTGCTGCGGAAGTTGAAAAAGACATGTTCTTGGATATTGTGTGCGAAACATATAACCAAGTTGGCACACCTGGTACAAACCCATCAACCATGGCAACTTACTTGGCAGTTGGTCAGCGCCTAGATGAATATCTATGCCCAATGGATTCAGACCGCTCTTTGATCATCTCTCCAGCTGCCAATGCCGCTGCGGTTGACGCATTCAAAGGTCTATTCCAGTCATCAGATCGTATTGGTGAGCAATATGAACGTGGTGCAATGGGGCAGGGTCTTGGCTTTGAATTCTATCGCTCTGGCTTGGTGGCAACCATTACAACAGGCAATAAAGTTTCTGCTGTGACTGTCTCAGGTGCCAACCAAGCGGGCAACTCACTTGTAATTGGTGGTTTAACAGCAGGTGATACTTTCAAGCGCGGTCAAGTCTTTACTATTCCAAACGTGAAGGCTATCAACCCAGAAACAAAAGCAGCATACAGTTACGACCAACAATTCGTAATCACTGCTGATGTGACCGCATCTGGTACAACAGCAACGCTAAGCATTGCACCAGCAATTCAGTTGGGTAGCTCAACAGGTGATGTGAATGCACGCGATACAGTGAGCGTACTCCCTGCGAATGGTGCTGTATTGGCATTTGAAGGTGCTGCTAATGCTACTTACCGTGTAGGTTTGGGCTTCCACAAAGAGGCGATTGCTTTTGCTACCGCTGATTTAGTGCCACTCGATGGGATTAACAACAGCTCAGCGACAATTGAAGGTTTGCGCGTTCGTGTAGCTCGTGGTTCTGACATCTTGCAGGATTACAACATTGCGCGTTTTGACTTGCTGGCAGGTTGGAAAACAATTCGCCCTGAATTTGCGACTCGCTTGGCACTTGCCAACTAACAAACCCAATGACAACAAAGCCCCTTAATTGGGGCGTTGTCATTTCTGGAGTAATGAAAATTGAATCAATTTCCTAAGATGCTCTACAAGGGCACGCAAAAAAAATATCAATCGCAAATCGCTGATCATGCCGAGCACGAAGATGTGCTACGTGAAGAAGGTTGGCTTGAATATGGTGAATTACCTGAAAGTGAACCTGAAATGAAATACGCATCAGGTGTTGGTGTGTCAAGTGGAAGTAAGACCCAAGATATTGACCTTTCTGCATTCGTACCAGTTGAGCAGTTTGATGCTGTAGCAGAAAAACTCTCTCAATCCGAAGCTGAAGTAACTCGACTGAAAGAAGTCATTGCAAAAGGCATGGAAGAAAACGAGCAGTTACGCAGTCGTATTGCTGAACTTGAAGCGCCTGTTTCAATGGGAGCAACGAGCGAACCAGTCCAAGCCGAACAACCAGTCGATTACAACTCACTGACTGCTGATCAATTACGCGCACTGCTTGATGAAAAAGGCATTGCATACAAAGCACGTGACTCAAAACCTGAATTAATCGAGCTTCTCAATGGTCATTCTAACTGACGAACAGTGAATTATTCAGGCACTCATTCTTAAAAGTTGGATAGGTAAATAACATGCCAAACGAAAATCAAATCGAACAAGAAATTCAAGACAAAGGCTTAAATGCACCGCGTTTAACGCCTGCGGATATTGACTCAAAGATCAAAGCGGTTGAATACATCCTGCCGCGAGATGTGTGTAAGCGTGACAATGGTGTAGAGATTTTTGATGCACCTTTGTCGTTGCAAACACTCACATTCTGCGTTCTGACATTGGAAAATGGTTTCACTGTTACAGGTGAATCCGCATGCGCAAGCCCTGAAAACTTTAACGAGGAAATTGGTAAAAAAATTGCGTACGAAAATGCACGCAACAAAATCTGGATGCTTGAAGGCTATCTGTTGAAAGAAAAATTACACCAGCAATAAGGAACCACCATGAACGTCAGCAAACTAATCGATTCGGCACTAAAACAGCTTGGTATTATTGCAGAAGGTGAAAATGCGAATGCGAATGAGGTTGCTGACGCAGTAGATTCATTGCGCGGCTTACTCGCGCAGTGGGCTACAAGTCGGCTGTATGTTTATAAAGTGCAGCCGATTACCATCAATTTAACTGGTGCAGGCACTTACACGCTGAGCCAAGAAATTCAATCCCTGTCTGATATTGCCAAGCTTGATGACGAGCCAATTAATTTGATTCGGGATCTAAACAACACAGGCAATTACATCCCTGTGATTTATACAGAGCAGTTGCCGTATTGGTCGTTTAAAGTTTTGGTAGATGCCAAGAAGCTTGAGCTTAAAACCTATGTGCTCCCGACAACATTGCAAGACACAGATGAGCTTGAGTTGCCAGCCAAATATGAACGTCCTTTGATTTTGTCTCTGGCACTTGAGATTGCCCCAATGTTTGGTACAGAACCAAGCGCATTACTTCTAAAGAACCAAGCCAATGCAATTGATTTACTGAAGCGCAGTAATTCGGTGCCAGCGTATACAAAGAATGACTTACCTGTGGGGGTGGGATGTGGGCGGTATTATTGATATTCCTATCGTCGGTCAGTCATACCATTTGAAAGACTGGTCCATTGATTGCCAACGTACCTTAAATTTGTACCCTCAAGCTGTTGAGAGTGGCAATGCTCCGCAAGTATCAGCATTACTACCCACTGAGGGCTTAAAGCTGAAATACACGCTCTCAGGTGCAATTCGTGGGCTGTATGCTCTATCTGATCGAGTTTTGGTTGTGGCGGGTACTACGCTGCATGTTATTCAAAATGGCGTAACAACCTCAATTGGCACAATTACTGGCACGGATTTAGTCACTTTTGCTGATGATTCTATTCAAGTGATGATTGCAGCAGAGAATGCTTATAAATATGTGATTGAAACAGGCGTGCTTTCACAATTGGCTGTAGATGATGGGGTGAATGACACTGGGTTTTTTGGTGCAAGCTCTGTCACTTTCCTTGATTCTCGCTTTATTTGGACAGTCCCGAATTCTGGGCGTATTCAGTGGTCCAAGCTGCTCAGCACAGATACAACGGCATTAAGTTTTGCCACAGCAGAGGCTAAATCAGATGACCTTGTGCGTGTGATTGCATCGAACGGTCAACTTTGGCTCATTGGTAAGAAAACCACTGAGATTTGGAACTCTACAGGTGCTCAGGATTTACCATACCAACGTCAATCAGGTGCTTATATCCCTGTCGGTTGCGTTGCCAAAAACTCGATAGTGGTATTTGGATCAAGCCTTGTTTGGTTGGCTCAGACTGAACACGGTGCCAATCAG